AAGAATAGAAGAAAGAAATGTTAAATCTTCTCTAGGCATATCTCTTTGTCTTATAAAATCTTCATAAGATATGTCTAGTCCAGCTTGATCTCTTGCTTGTCTATCTTTTCCTATTTTTTCTAATAGCTGGGCTGACTCTATATCTCCTGCTCTTGCTTTCTCCCCTAGTTGAGCTAACATTCTACTTTGTTCAGTAAGAGAATCAGCTGCTCCAAGACCCATTTTTTCAGCAGAAAATTTAGCATCTCTATCTGCACCAAATTGTTGTTGAGCAGCTTCGTATGCTTTTTGTTGCCCTTCAGCTTGTATTCTTTGCATATCTCTTTGAAGACCTTGCCCAGCTAAAGCTTGTTGAACCCCTTGTCTAGAACCGCCAAAAGCTCCAGCTTGTTGTGCTGCAAAGTTACGATCACCTTGACCTCTATTAAAATCTAAAAGAGCTTGGTCTTTTTGAACATTTAATACGTTCTGTATATATGGAGACATGTATTTTTCAGCTTGAGCTGAGTCAAACATTTCAGGAGTATAATTCATGCCTTGAGAACTTCTAGCCATAGCCGATGCTAATCCTTGATTAGCTGCGTCATATCCGGGTATACCAGATTCTGCTGTTTTTCTAGCTAACTCTCTAGATCTAGTTATATCAGTATTTTCATCAGCTAATCTTTGGCCCTCATAAGGAGTGTACTCTCTCTTTGATTCGGCCTCGGCTCTCTTCATCATATCAATTGCGTATGGCTCAAAATATTTAGGCAAACTAGTTTGAGTTATATTTTGCTCTGTTTGTTGTTGCTGGCCTCCGCCTCCGCCTTTACCCATTATCTATCTCCATTTTGTAAGCAATATAATCAGGTTTCCAATTATATTTTTTTAAAACTCTCATCCATGCTTTTCTACCATAACCTTCTAAATGAGTGCAGTCACAGTCTTTTGCAAATTGCGTTAATTTTTTCATAGCTACAGGCATCCATTCTGACATTTTACTTCCACCAATCCAATCCATAGCCAATGACTTTTTATTTGGATATGATATTATGCGAGTTGTAATTGCAGCCACTACTTTACTTTCTTTATTATCTTCATCTATAGCTAACCATAAACTATAAACACCATTTTCTAAATCACGATAAATATCATCAACATGAAATCTACCACTACTAGTTGCCACTGCTTTAGCAAGCATATGAGCAACATCTTGCCAAACAATATCTAAAGCTTCTCTAGGAACTGCTGTAAATATCATGCAGGTAACATCATCTCTTCAGGCACTGCAGGAGGCTGTGTCTTTCCACCTGTTCTCATTTCTCTTACTCTATCCATCATATCGTAAAGTTTGTCAGAACCTGAATCAGAAGATCCATTTCCTATCCCGCTCACAACATCAGCAGGAACAACAAATTCTCCATCACTTAATAATACATCTTGTTCTTTTCCTAAAGATGCTGGAACCATATCAGCCATTCCATCTCCAGCTCCTTTGACCATTCCATCACCTTCTGTAGGCGCATCATTAATTTCACCTGATTGAACTTTTGAAACTAAATCTTTTAAAGCTTCTTGACCAAACTGAGTTACAAATTGTGCAAGAATAACTTGTTGTTGCGTTGAATCAATTATGTCTCCTTGAATAACATCTATAGCACTACTAATAAGCTCTTTGTCATTCATACCAGATTCTTTCATACCGCCTATACCCATGTCCATTGCTGCTGGTTCTTGTAGATCCCCACCTTCTGCATAGTTTTTAGCTATGTTGTAATCAAACTCACCTTCTTTACCTCCATCATAGCCCATTTCAGGAAATAAAGATGTGTTCTTTATTGGCATACCTCTTGGATATACCGTTTCTTCTTTTTCATCTGGCTTTTTACGCATCATGCTACTAGCTGCAAGCCCACCTACGCCAGCGCCTATTGCTTCTGGTCTTGTTAGTTGAGACATTAAAGAAGAAGGTGGAGCTATCGCTCCAGTTGGTTGAAAAGAAGTTAAGCCCATTCCTTCAACATCACTTGGATTGAAGGCTGGTGCTGCTGGGTTAACTCCTGCTATAGCACTCGAGCCACCGCCACCAAACTTACTACCAAGAAAGCCACCAAGACCGCCTAAAGCAGCTCCTCTTAAAGCATCTTTGCCAGTTCCTCCTTCTAAAAGAGATCCTATACCTCCTCCGATTGCGCTTGCAAATGCAGGGTTCGCAGCTAAAAATGAAGTTGGGCCAAATATTGAACCCGCTATTGCTGGGGCTGCCATTGATAATAAAGCTGAAATAGCCATTTAATAATCTCCTATTTCTTTCATTCTTTGAACCAATCTTTCGGCTCTGTTTGGTACTTGTCTGTACCATTTTGAATCAGCCATCTCTATAGATGCCTTTTCCCAATCACCTTTATTTACAGCTGCTTTTAGTTTACTAAACTTTGACAGTCTTGTGTAGCCTAAATTATACATCATATTACATAATATCATTTTTGCTTCTTCAGGTAAGCTATAAAAGTTTACGTAAAGTTTTTCACAGTCTTCTAGAGTTCCTTGGATATCATCATTAAAACAAGAGTTAATTCTTTTTCTACTTACTGGAGTTCCTACTGGCATACCATATTCAAGGTCATCTTTTTTTACCAAATGTCCTATCCCAAAAGTTGGTAAAGATAAATGATCCAAATATATTTCTTCTACATTTCCCTCATCAGACTCTATCTCTTCTCTTAATTTACTTATATCCAACTTTATCTCCTTTGCTTTTGTCTTAAAGACTTAACATGTTTTTTATAAAAATAATTTCCTATTGTATTAAAAAATATAAAAATTTTTAACCAAACCCACATCACTTAGTTAATCCTTTGTACTTTTCAAAACTGCGAAGTCCGCCCAATCCTAACATGCCCATTAAAACCGTCATAAGTGAACCCATATCAAAACTTGGCAATTCTGGTATAACAACATTTAAATAAGCACATACAAATAAAGTAACAGGTGCAAGGACAAAATGCCAACAAAGAGCAATTCCGCACGTCCAGCCAATAAAGGGGCGCCACCCGCTTACGAAAATGGATTTGTGCTGTGCTTCTGCCTTGTTTATTTCTATCTGTCCTTTGGCAAGCTCTTGAGCATGAGACTCTGCCATAGTAGCAACTTCATGTGCCAGCTTGTTCTTCATGTCCTTATCTTCTATAAACTTACCAAGAAGATTAGAGACTGGTCCTATTAACGCTGTGAGCATTTACATTCCTTCCCTTTAAATCTGCTATCTATCCATACTTTGCCATAATACAGAATAAACAACCAAAAGGTAAATAAAGCACCTTCTATGTAGCTAAGATCATTCCAAGCGTCTAATACCATGTTTTCCATATTACTTCTCCTTAATAAACTTTTACTTTATCTGTGTCTACACTTGGAACTAACTTACACATGCACTGATAGACCTCATCTTTATTGTTTCTAATAATAACTTGATTGTGTAATTTTTTTTTATAACTGATACAATCATTAACATTTTTAAAATATATTCCATCTTCTATTTGCACACCAAAAAAACACATCAGCATAAAAGCTGTCATTATAAAGCGCTTTGTGGCGTTCTATGTAAAGCAAGCTCTTGTATACTTGCTACAACATGAAGTCTACTTGCCGTTGCTGCCGATGCCCTTATAACATCACCACTTTGTAAGATTAAATCTTTTGTTAACAGTTCAATAGTAGTATTAGCAGCAACAGCTTTTACTTTAAATAAGCTAAAAGTCGCAGTAGAATCCGTAACAGTCACAGTTATTGTATCAGCATTACCTGAATATTCCGACACCAGTATTGAAGTAATAACAGAAGCATTAAAATCAGCAGCACTAGGGGCTGTATATAAAATAGCTCCATCAGCTGTAGCATCCGTAATAGCAACTAATTTAACATTTTTTAACCCTTGAACGTATTGTGGTATGGTAGTAATTAACATTATCTTTTCCCATCTGGAACTACATTAACTTGTGGCGTACCTAATTTAAATTTTGTTCCTAAAGAAGT